TTTATTAAAAAACTAATAGCTTGAGGGAGACTATGCACTTTAATTTCAAATTCTTTATGACCAATAAACTTAGCCAACTCTCCGTATAATTTTAATTTACGCAACATAACGCAACCTCTTTCCTGTACATTTTAGTAACCAAGGTGAGTATGGTTCTTTACAACTAAGTCTACCTGTTAAATGATGTAAAACATCTCCATCTACAAAAATAGCCACATGATTTAAACCAGCATCTAACATAGACATAAATAATAAATCACCATTCTCAAGTTTCTCATTTGGTTCTAACTCTCTAAATCCAGTAGCTTCAGCACATCTTTCAAACATAGGATCTTTAATAAACTCTTCTGGTGTTGAAGGTCTTTTCCAATCTCTTAGCTCAATACCTCTTTCTTCTTTATACCAATCTCTTACTAATGACCAGCAATCAGTTATACCCCAAACCCATTCTCTTCCGATAATCGGAGCTTTATATCCTTTTGGTTCGCAATATCCCCATTGTTCTGTCTTAGGGTTAACAATATACCAAGGTAGATTTGATCTTTCACAACTAACTAAATCTGCTTGGCTAGGAGTTGGAGGTGTAATTGGATGACTATGAACAATAGCAGTTATCTCGCCTGTATTATCTGCTCTTACATAATCTTCTGGATCAATAATAAAACATTGATATTTAGTCATAGATAAATTACGACAAGGATAATATCTTTCTTTTCCTTTGATATTTAACAATAAACCACAACATTCTTTAGGATCTTCAACTTTTGCATGACTGAGAGCAGCTTCTTTCCAATCACTCATGGCATAAACGTACCGATAGAAGGAAATAATTCTTTTGTGCAAACTCTTAATGGGATTCTTATGTTTGCTAAATCAAATGAAGCAGCTAATTCAAACTGCACAACTGCTCTATTTTCTGCTGATTTCCTATCTATTTTATAAATTTCCTGTGGATATTCTGCTGTAGGATCTGGTGTTCCGTAAGGATTTGATTGACTTGTAGTAGTTGTAGATGTTGTTTGCTGGATCGTATTTGGGTTATTCATTGTGATTGTATTACCCATATTATTTCCATGACTTGTGCAATAATATCTCAAATCGTTAGGAGCAGTTGGATATGCTGGTTGATAAGTTACAGTTGCATCTGTTCCAAGCGTTCCATTATTAGTTGTTGTTTGCTGTCCTCCAGCATCAGATTTAATTCTCAAAGGATGTCCAACATTAGAACTATGAGATTGATTGAAGATATAAGTTGAACCACGTTTCATCGTTATAACTGGTTTTTGAACCCCATTCAAAGCAAAAACATTATTACCTCCAGAATCTTGGACTACTGTGACAGTATATGTGACAGTTTCAGCGTCAGAAGGGTCAGCTACAGTTTGAGTTGAAGTAGTTGTTGTCGCAACGGGGTCAAAATTTGCAGCATCCAAAAATCTGGCTAAAGTTGTTCTCCTTTTTACAATCGCACCAGTAAGATCATTTCCAGGGGTTACTTGGTTTACGTTTAACAAGATCGCAGTAATTACATTAGTGACATTACTGATCGTTAATGTAGGTCTAGGTAGCTGACCATTTGCATATTTAAAACCTTCAGCTTCCATTGGAATTGCAATATAAGTATTCCCATCCCAAATAATATTTCCGTTATTTATTTCATTTGTACCAGCATGAAATCTATATGTAGTAGCAGATCCATGCAAAGCTGCGTCTGTTGTTAGTTCAAATAACTCTATAAGTGACCCAGGATTTATTGCTTGGGTTTCAGATATAGGATTTGCCATTAGGGTTCAAATACTTGTGTAAATGTTGCGTTTATCCTATTTCTATCAAAACTAAATACTTCCTTAGTAAAAGAAGGACATATCCATTTGAAAGTAGTAGTTGAATCTGGAGGAGACCAATCAAAAGAAGCACCATCAACTTTTCTTGCTTCTAAAAATGTTTCAATTTCAGTTGCATCTTCATTATCAACATTAAATGTCAAAGTCCATTGTTTTGCTTTTTGATTTATGCCGAAAGTAAATCTTTGCTGATACCCGTCACCAAACTGAACTGTTCTGGTATTGGTAATATCAGTTTTATTGGCAGAAAAAACAGGATTATAACTAGGAAAAGTAGCCATTATCTTAATAAACCTCCAGGCCGTCTTTGTTTTAATAATTCCGATTGTATCGCTGCTGAGATAGCTCTGCCAAGTTCTTTACTTTGCTGTGCATCACCTTGAACAGATGATCCAGAAGCATCTACATTTACACTTATATTTGTACTGCCACCTAATTTATCATTAGGAACAATAGTACCAGTTCTTTTGGGTACAAATAATTCTGGGCCTTTTTCTCCTACAAGAGATGCTTTACCTGTTGGAGGTCGGCCACCTCTAGCAAACTTCAACATGGGTAGGCCACCAAAAATACCAGGGGCAAAACTTCCTAAAATAGTGTTTACACCAAGTTTTACTAAAGTATTAGCCAAATCATTTAATATGTTTTTAGCAGCTTCACCTAAAGTTTTTGTTTGTAATATTGCAGCACTTATATTGTCAGTAACACCAGAAGCAATAGTTTCTCCTACTAATTCAAAATTAGTTTTCATTTTTTCTGAAATATTAAACAATTTTTCTCCAAGAATTATTCTTGCAGCATCTATATCTTGTATTGCTTGTTTGGTTAACAACATTTCTTGTTCTGTAGACTTTGCATTTCTTAAATCTTCACCTAACTGGAATTGAATACCAAGTTTTGTTTTCTCAAATTCTAATCTAGCTGCAAGTTGTTCATCTTCTGCTCTATTCGCACCAACAATTTTTTTATTTATTCCATTTATAGAAGTTGTAAAGTTCAATCGTCTTTCTAACTTACTATTTATTGATGCCTCTTTTTGATCAATTATTGTAAGTTGATCGTTTACATCCTTTAAATCTAAACTTAATTTTTCATCAAATTTTTCATTTATATCTCTTCTTAGCTTTATATTCCTAACTCCTTTTAATTCATCTTTTCTAGCTAAACTATTTTGAAGACGAATAAGATCTTTATCTAGTTCTAAATTTTTTCTTTGAGCATCAAAAGTTCTAGCATCATCTCCAATAGTTTTTTGTTGCTTAATGGTTAATTCAGTACGAAGAGCATCTGCTGCCAAATCAACTTCTCTTCTTAATTGTCTGGTTCTACCTATTGCTTCTTGTATTCTTTTATTAAATCTTTCAAAAAACTCATCAACAACAGGTAAATCTGGAATTAAATTTCTTAATCCAGTAGCTAAAGTATTAAAACCTCTAAAGAATAGAGAAACTCCAGCAGATAAAGCTCCTACTGCTGTTAATAATGGACCACCAATAATTGCTAAAGTTGTACCAGCACTATTAACAAGCTCACTAAATCCTGCATTAAGAAGTTGCACCTGTCTATTAATATCTCTTTGAACATCAGCATTAGCACCAGTTCTTTTAAATACCTGATCAGCTAAAATTGCTCTTGCTCTATCTGCTTGTCCTAGTTCTTTAAGGAGTTCAACTTGTGCTCTTAGTTCTCCACTAATAATAATGCTTTGTTCTTCAAGTTTCTCAAAACTTATTTGATCTACTGCATCTCCTAATGCGTTTGCTCTTTTTATTAGAGTTTCAATTTGTTGTCCAACCGCACTTCCAAAAATTTGTGCTCCAAATTCTTCACCAGGCTTGGCAAGAAAACTACCAGCTAACGATCCACCAATAGAACCTATTCCACCACCAAATAACAGAGGGAAACCAGCACCTAATAATCTACCTTGTCTTTGTTGTTTAGCAGTTCTTTCTCTATCTCTTATATTTTTTCTACGCTGTTTAAATAAATCCATTTCAAGCTGTTTTTGTTTTGACATCTCTTGTGTAACTTTTTTTTCAACTTGTAATTTTTTATCAGTTTGAGTTTTTACTGGTTTTGTTCTATCTAATTGCTTATTAACATTGGCTATTGCTACTTCTAATTCTTTATATTCTTTACTACCTATCTCGACAAGACTTATTATTCTTTCGAGTTCCATTTTATAGTTATTAAGAGCAGCAGTAGTTTTTGGAATTGTATTTCCAATTTTCAATACCTCTGTTAATTGTTTACCAATTCCTGCACTAGATCCTTTAACTAATTTTGCGTTTGTTTGATATAAATTTTGTAATGACTTAAGACGTTCTAATTCTGCTTTTAATAATTGACGAGAAGCATTTTCTCCTGCGGTTAATGCCTGTGTAAATTGCTGACTACCAGCTTTTGCACTATTAGCTACACTCCGAAATGTTGCTAATTGAGAGTTTAAACCTCCAATAGTTTTTGAAAAACCTGTGACCTTACCAGTTTGTCCAAATGTTGCTAATGTTTCACTTAAAGTTTGTTTTAAGGCATTAATTTGATTTCTAAATGCTTCAGTACCACCTCTTTGTTTTTGAAAGATATCTGGTACTGGTTTTAAACCTCTTATTAAGCCATTAATTCTATTAACTTTAGCTACAACGCTATCTATCTTCTTCTCGCCATTTACACGCAGATCAATAACAGCAGAGTAACTGGCCATTAAAATTTATAAACTTACTTTATTCTAACTTATCTCCTTCTTTTTGCCTTTTCAAATGATTTTTCTTGTTCTTCATTAATTATCAAAAAATAAGCACTCCAGCCTATAAGTTCTTCCATTGTCATAGTCTTAATTTCATATAAACTTTTACCTAATTCTTTTGCAACACCAAACTGCAACATCATAAGATTATCTCTTTTCAGTTGGGCAGCTAATTCTTTGGGTCAGGCAAATCCTCTTCTTCACTAATAACTGAAAGCATTAGAGCTTGTAAGTCCTTATCTTTTACTTCATTTTTTAAGATATCTATTTCTCCAGATTTAAATAATCTCATTCCATTTTCATCTTGTGCTTTAGTAAGCAGTAATTGTAAAGCAAAAGCATTAGCATCATCACTTTTGGCTTGTCTTTGTGCTCTTTCTCTTTCTGCCATTGTTAATGGTGTTACATACATTTCAAAAACAGAACCATCAGATAATGTAACTTCTTTTTTTACAGGTTCAAGATTTGCAGCTTTTTTTAGTCTGTCCAATGCAGATAAATTACTTGCCATGAATAAAAACAATATAATATTTATATTATTCTAATATAAAAAATAAAAAAACCCCAGATTTTCTGAGGTTCGTTAAGTTATGCTAATTTAATTAAGCTGTTTTAGATAAATCGAATGTAGGAGCAGCACTAGGTCTAAAGGCTATCTCTACAACCTGTCCGTCATCTGGGTTAACGTTAAAACTTGCAGAAGTAAGAATAATATCTGCCAAGATTGATCTACTTGCGTTTTGATCTACGTTAGCACCACTCATCTGACGATCAATATACAATCTTACCTTTGCACCAGCTTGCTGACGTTGGATAACGTCTTCAACCATTCTACTGGATAAAAGTGTGTCATCATCTGTTGAATAAACACTAGCAGAGCCACTACCATCAGCAAAACCTGAGATGAAAGTTCTAAATGGTGCGGTTTGAGTAACAGTTTGACCAATACTTGTTACGTCAATTTCTGCTCTGGTTATCTCAAAACTCCACTCTCTTACAGATCCAACAACTAATGGTGCTGTAAATGTAATGCTTGCAAATGTTCCAGCAACGAAAGTAGGAGATGCCGAAGCTGTTACTGCTGCTCCTCCTGCTGTTGAAGAAACTGTCATAATACCAGTTGAAGCATCATAAGTTTTTACAAAATAATCTGCTGCTGGAATACAGTTAGTTACTGTAGATCCTGCTGGATATGCAAGTGTTACTGTGTCATTCACTCTGTAACCTAACTGAGATCCAACAGTGATGTTTCCTCCTGATGAAGGAAAAGCTGCTGCTGTAAGAGTTGTTACGCTTGTACCAGCAGGAGAATAATATAACGCTCCCGAAGTACCCGATAGAACTGTAGCCATGATTAATAATTCTAAGGTTTGAACATACGGGTACTACCCGATATGTCTCTAGGATAGCGTAGATTTGTTAAAAGATTCAAGAAATTACTGTAGCTTGAAAATTTGTTTCTAATCTTGAAATAAAATATGGTCTATCTTCTTGAAAAGTAGGGCCAACAACAACTCCTGTTCTGACATAAACTCCACTTGTAGGTTGCCCAGTATTATTTATAGTTTCAATAGTACTAAAAGCAGTATTAATTAAAGTCTGATTTCTTGCTGGCCCTTTTCCCTTCTCAGAAAATGCTCGAACAACAACGATTCCTCTAACCTGATCAAAACTTTTTGTTAAAGAACTCTGTGTAGTATCTCCAAATTGAACATTAACATTAACAAATTCATCTACAGAATCAGCCATAGCATTACTGTAATTATCAAAAAATATTGGAATTGCTGGTGATAATGCACCATAGGCAGTCGCTAACTGAGATTCAAAGATAGTTCTAATAGATTGATAATTCATATTTTAAATCCTAATTTTACTCCTCTAAATAAAGCACGTTCAATACCACCAGTTTGTACATAATTACTGTACCAATCTAATTCAGCAGTACTTTTTGCCTGTCCATCACCAGAACTAATTTGTCCTCTAAATGTTAACCCACCACCTCTCTTTCCTTCTTTTACAGGTGATTTGACAGGAGGAATTGGATTACCTTCAGCATCTACATCTGGTCTAAACGTACCAACTTCTAAATCCAATGCGTATTGTGCATAAGGTTGAGTATTTTCAATAATAAATTTAGTTTTACGTCTTATCTCTCTTTTTGTTACAGGTAACTCTGCAATATTAGATAAACTATAAGGATAGCTACCTTCACCACCTCCTCTTGCCCCAGGAGCTTTTGCAACTGCAACCCAACTATTTTTAAATGTTCCTGTATATGCTGGCCCTTTCTTTGCTAAATCATTCATTATTTCTACAGCACAATTTCTTGCAAGTTCATTAATAGAAGTTCTTACAATATCAGAAAAATCTGTTAAATCATTTACGATTGATGGTTGTTTTCTTCTTCCCATTATTGAGGTTTAGCAATAACTGTATGTAGTATAGGATTATTACCTCTCGATGTATTAATACTAATAATTCTTGCAACTTTAGTTTCACCATTTTCAGTATATTGAATACGATCTCTAATATTTGGAAAATAAGTTCCTAATTCTTTATTGCCAAAAATAAATTTTAAACTAGAAGTTTGATCTTTTCCTTCATATACAGTTGCATCTACAGAGCTAATTATTGCCTTAACAGAAACATTAGTATCTGAACCACTTACCTCTCCTGTAGAAGTATTATAAGTTTGCGATGTAGCAGTTTTAATGTAAGTAACATC